GATTTGTTAACGAGAATTTAGCTAATAAGTACATAGGACAAGAGGTCCTTATCAAAGTAGGTGAACATAACATTAGAACTGCAAAGAAAACAAAAGTGTTAAAAGCTGAGTTGAGTGCAGAATTTGAAGGATAAGATTTTTTTTGATTTAGCCATTTTATATTTTGACCGGGTGTTTCCACACTCGGTTTTTTTATGCCCCGAATCGGGCCGGGGTGAGTCCATACAAAGCAATGCCAATGGGGGTCCTACGGCATCACACAATTACATAAAACATAGTGGTAGCAAGGGTTTCGGAGTGGTGACACGGAAGTGGAGCTTCTCCATTTCTTGTAAGTCGACATATTAAAAAAAATTTATATGTGAGCCATATACACAAATATTGTGGAGTCAATTTTTTCACCTCTAGGAAAATTATATACTTATAGGTAGCACCTAACATATAAGGGTGGTATAATAAAGAAAATAATTTACTTATGGAAATATCGTTATTTAATTCGGATAGAGAGTGTTATTTATGGACAAGAGCTGAAATAGAAGAAGCTGGTTTTAATTTTGATAATGATGGTATATGGAATACTACAATAAAGAATCATAATATTAAGTTAGTTACTGGGAATATAACTAATGGATTTACCGATAAGGGGTTTTTGGAATCGGATATAAGTGAATTAAACGTATTACTTATTAGAGGGGCATTACAAAACTTTAACGATGGTTCTCCCTCCTTTATAGACCTGTTATTACAATCCATACAAAAATACTCAGATAAACGATTTGTTATTATTACTAAACATCCAGAGGATTATTGGTTAGATGATTCCCTGATGCAATCAGACAACTTACTATTAAAGATAAGAGATGGATATCCGAATGTAAGGGTGATTTGGGATATAGATTTACCCGAATACAGACCAGTCTTCCACTTTCACCCTAAGATGGTCTTTCACCACTATCATAATAATGAAGCCTTTTCAGGTGGACATGTTTTCGAAAATTTAGTACCCGTTTGGAAAAAATTAGGTAGAAAAAAATTCCGTATGGGTTATCATGTTAGTAAAGTGACAACGGAGTTAAGAAAATATTTATTTCGTTTATTTAGAGATATGAATTCACCTCATTTGTTTTTTACTTATACAAAGGAATTCAATCATACACCATTCGATCCAACTATTTCTATACACTCCGATAATATAAATGGTTCTAAAGGATTATGGTATATAAAACAATTTGTGGATTTGACGGTAGAATCGGATATGGAAGTGGTATATGAAACCTCTACTATGGGTACTCCTTTTGTTTGGTTACATAAATGGACGGAAAAGACTATTAAGTTATTGATGTTGGGAAAGCCATTTATTCACGCCGACCCGATTGCACATTGTTTAATGAGACCATTTGGAATGAAACCATATGAGACGTTATATACACCCGAATTATTATCCTTTTATAATGGGTTTGATTATAAGGTAGCTCATTTAGGGTTTGATGGAGTGGATAGGGATAAATGGTTTTGTTTACTTAAAGGGAATATCGAATGGTTATTATCTCTATCGGAAGAGGAATGGAATTGGAGAATAGAGGCCGCTTATAGGGTTGCGGATATTAACCAAACTCACTACAAGGAATTAGTGTACAATACATCCCTACTTCCCCTTATTACTTCAGCCGAATTTTGGAATGTATAAAGGTATGAAAAATAAACTATTTGTATTTGGTGCTTCGATGGATGCTTCATTTAGTTCCAATAAAGTATGGTCCGTACCTTATATGGAATGGAAAGGATATATACCTAAAGTGTATGGTGAATTTTTAAGTGAAATGTTGGGTTTAAAATTAATCAATTGTGCCGTAGGTGGAACGGATAACTATACTATATTTGAATCCTTTTGTAATAAAGTGAGTGAAATGGTAGAGGGAGACACCGTTGTTATTGGTTGGACCGAACCTGCAAGATTTAGATTAGCTCCACCAAATGGATTTTCTTGGTGTAGTATACTTCCTAATTTCAATATACAAATAGATGGAATATCAAACAATACATTAAACGAAATATTGGTAAATAGAATGCATGATTTGTATTGGATGGAAATAATAAGTTGGAGTAGATTAATCCAATTAGCCCTTCAATCTAAAGGTATAAGTGTTATATTTTATTCACCATTTCAATCATACTATAAAGGATTTCCTAAAGAATGGTATATACATAATAGAATTGAAACTATAACAATGGAAACTGATGGAAAGGTTATTAATGATCATTATTCCGAACGGGGTCACAATAAACTTGCTAATATATTTTACGATAGGATAAAAATATAATCCACATAATTATTTGGATATTTAGTATTATTGTTGTATCTTTGATTATAAACATTAAGATATATGAATACTATTGATTTCAACTCGCCTACTATACTAAAGGCCACTCAATACAATAAAACCGTTACAATCGAATTAGACCATAGTGATACTTCTATTGGGGAAGTTATGGATGGTTTTATAACGATACTACATGGTTTAGGATATTTACCCTCCACCATTAACGATTACTTTAAAGATAAGGTAATGGATATATACGAAGATGAACAACAAATTGTTAAGGATGCTCTCGTTACGGAAGATGATTTGGACCTGGAACACGTTATATGGAATTGGGAAGAAGATAATCAACGTATGGATATCATTGGTCAAAATGGTAATGAGGGTTTACACTACGAAGAGAACGAAGAAGATTGTGGATGCAATGAATGGGGAAACGAACCCGAAGAAGATGATGAGTATACGAATGATGAGGATGATATAATCGAATGGGAAGATACTTTGGAAACTCCTAATAGAGATTACAAAGGTATTGCCGTAGAACACCCACACTTTGATTGGGATGGTGAAACGAATGAGGTATTGGATTCCATACAACGTTCCCTACAAATTCTAAATGAAAGATTTGATGTAATGGAAGAGAAATTAGATGATTTGGAAACGGAAGTATATAAAATAGCTTTGGGTCCAATTAAAGAAAGTTTAGTAAAGGCAAAGGAAGTGTATGATAAGAGTGTAGTAGAAACCCAACGTCAATTAATGGAGAAAGCAAAAAGGGCCGCTGAGAGGTGGAGTGAGGAAGTAAAAGCAAATCACAAACCCATTAAGTTCGCCGAAGATATAGTAGATATGGAAACGGGTGAGGTAACTAAAGAAGATGGTGGTTTTAATTCTCCTCTATATAAGCAAGTAAGGAGGGAACCCGATACACCCGTTACACCAAAGAAAATGGATAAGACTGTATATACAAAAGGAAAAATAAAAGAATTAAAAAAGAAATAATATGATAGGAGCATTTTTATTCGGAATGGTATTTGCATGGATTCTAATACTACACATACACATAACAATATTAACAAAAGGAAGAGAGGATTAATAATGGAGAGAGAGATTTGTCCTATACATGGAACTAAGTTAAATGAGGATGGATTGTGTGGGACGTGTTTAGAGGGGAATAATAAATAAAATATATAGTGTTTACAAAATTTAGAAAAACGACTTTAACCCCACCCCAATTCCGCTCCACCCCTCCCCACTTAAAAATTATAAACTATGGCAAGAAAAACATTATTAACAGGAACACTAACAACAGTATCAGGATTATCTGGAATGAATACGATATCAGGTGGTACAAATTATACTACTACATACAATCCTGCATACTATCCATCAACCGGAGTTATAACAGGTGCAACTACAACACCCCTATATACATCACCTAATATTGTAAACAATCCTAAACCTATATTTGTAATGAGGTTCAGAGATAGTTTAAGTGATTGGGACTTTAGTAAGATAAAGGATGATATATTCAAATCCGAAATGGCAAATGATTATCACGTTATATGTGTTCGTAATGGTATAGATAAGGATGAGTTTGAAATGTATAACGCAGATAAGATTGAAAGACAAGAATTTAACAAAATGATTAATCAAATAACAAAAACAAAATAAAATGAGTGAAGAAACACAAGCTCCACAGGAGCAAGAAGCAACGTTAGAAGTAAACAACCCTATACAATGGTATGAATTTGATTTTGAAAAAGTTCAAACAATTGATGATATTAAATTAATTTTATCTTCTATGGGTATGAAGTTTAACGAACAAGTACCTAACTTTGATACATTAAAAGAGATTTCTAAAAAGATAGATTAATTCTAGTTACCATATATTTATTCCTAAAAGGAGTAACATTATGGCAAAGGTATCATCAGACAATCGTAAGGTTTCATTCGGAGTTAGAAAAAGAGGTTCCGCTCAGAAATCTTATAACAAACACACCCCTAAACCTAAGAAGTATAGAGGTCAAGGAAGATAGAAATGTTTAGTAGAGAAGTAACAAATGATTATGGTTCATATAGTAGAAAAGACCCAAATACAATCTTATTTAAGGGAGTGTTTGATAAAAACTTTATAGAACTAAAGACAGTTGACCCTAATACGGAAACTTATAAAGTATTCAATTGTCCTTCTCAATCTATTAATTTCGCAGTAAAGTTGGGGAGTAATACATATATCCCCCAACATTTATTTGATAGGTTAGTAACGGCCTATAACGAAAATAATCCATACTATACCGTAAACGATTTGGTTACAATAGAAATGGATTTATCTAAAACAATTGCATACATAGAAGGAAAGTATGGTGCAAAGATAGAAACCAATACTATAACTTATGTAGGTACGACTGTTCCAATTAGTAGTTCAGTTAGTGGTTCTCAATCAGGCTCACAAATACAAGTAAATGCAACAGCTACAGTCGGTGTAAGTAGTAGATTAGAATTAGCCGGCGTTACATCTTTAGATTTTCAATTTTACAATAATAACAATCCGGATTCAATAAACGAAGAAGCAGTAATACAACATATATTATTTTTGTTTGATGAAACCAATGTTAGGATTAGTGGAAAATATACTAACTTACCATATCAATTAAACGATGCTTCTCAAAGTGTTATATTGGCAAATTTACCCGCATCAACTGATGTAGTAAAGCCAGTAACACAAAGGGTAACTAATTTGGATGATTATTTGAGAGATGTAAAAAGAAACTAATATTTATATATGGATACCAATAAGTTATTAAAAATTACAAATATGTACGCTAAAACAAGTTGGAGAAAATATTTTGATGAAGGTGCCTCACCGGCAGTTCAAAGTTATTTAGCCCAAAATGGTGATAAGTTATATCCTTGGATTTTACAAATACTAACACAAGCGGTTGAGGATAATTTAGAAGAGGTTGCTATTATTAAGTTCACCGACTCTAAAATGTTTGCTACTATCGATAAGAGTGAATATAAGGACCTTCTAAATAAGATGATGGATTACTTCATACAAAAGGAAGAGTACGAACAATGTATAGGTATAAGGGATTTAATCGTAACTATCGATAATCCTCCCCAACTAAAACCTAAGAGAAAATATACAAAGAGAAAAACTAAAAAGTAAATTTAATATATTTATAGGTATAATAAAAATGTTATAAAAAAAGTTACGATAATTTAAAATGGATTACAAAATACATAATATAGATTTATTAGATATTACCAAAATATTTGATGTTTACCAAAATGGAACAGAAAATTCTGGTGATTCAATATATAATAAGTTTGATAAAAGAATTGATAAAAAAACATATCGAACTGATTTAGTTAATGCTCATACATTTTTTTGTGATTTAAATAATAAAGATTTAGTTGATATTATATCTAAGTATATAACATTAAATAAAAATGAATATATTTCTAATATACACTACATTAATTACGAAAGGGGTCAATCCGCATTACCACATGTAGATACTGGTTCTTCGATTAGGACATATATTTTTATGTTGTCAAATAACTATACTGGTGGTCAATTTTTCTTAAACAATTTACATATTCCATTACAAATTGGTGATATGATAGAATTTAATGCAAATTTAGTACATTCTGTTAGTGAAGTCGAAAATGGTAATAGAGAAGTATTAGTAATTTGGGTTAAACATAGTAATAAAAATAAAACAAGTTTAATATGATAAAAGTATTACTAACAATAGCAATACCAACTGTTGAAAATAGAAAAAATTGTTTTAATGAGTTATACAAAGAATTAAAAAAACAATCAAAACCGTATGGTAATAAAATAGAAATTATTTCATTATGTGATAATAAAGAAATGTCTATTGGTGAAAAAAGAACAAAATTAAATCAAATGGCCACTGGTAAATATGTGGTACATTGGGATGATGATGATTGGATTCATCCTAATGGTATAAACTTGATTATGCAGGGTATAGAAAGTGAATGTGATGTAATTTCATATAACTATTCCTGTAATATTGGATATGAAAGAAATGATCCATCTGAATATAATAGAAAAGTATCTATTACTTTTATAAACGAATGGAATAAAGAAGAAAAACTACTTTATGTAACCCCTGATCCAAAAAATCCCATAAAAAAAGAAATTTTAGTAAAAGTGCCATTTAGAGATACATCTTATAGTGAAGAATATTTTTTTAAATTTGATGTACTACCATATTTAAAAACAGAATATAAAATAGATGAAGATATTTATCAAATTCTAAACAGAAGTGGTGAATCTTTTGATTTACAAAAAAGATATAATTTGAGAGATGGTTTCAATTTAAATAAAGTTAATAAATTATTATAATGGATATAATTGAAATTTCATATAATTTATATGTAAAATATATAGATGAAAATAAAGGATATGGTGTTTTTACTAAAGAATTTATTCCAAAAAATACGATTGTAGAAAATTGCTATTGCTTAATCATGGGTGTTTATAATACATCGAATCCTACATATGATTATATTTTTCATAACAAAAATGAAAATGTATATTTTTTACCATTTGGGTTTGGTTCAATTTATAATCATAGCTCAGAACCCAACTTAATATGGAATTTAACTGATAATAAACAAATAATTTTTTTTGAGAGTTTAAAAGATATTTTACCTAATGAAGAATTAACACACAATTATGGTGATTTATATTTAAAATCTAGAAAAAAAAGATTACTATGACAAAAGAAGTTTTATTAACAATAGCAATACCAACGATAAAAAATAGAAAATACTTATTTGAAGAATTGTATAATGAACTAAAAAAACAATCAGAACCATATGGTGAGCAAATTGAAATTATTAGTTTGGTAGATGATGAAGAATTATTTATTGGTGAAAAACGAAATAAACTAAATCAATTAGCAAAAGGTAAATATGTTGTACAATGGGATGATGATGATTGGATTTCAGCTGATGGTATAAGTAAAATAATGAAAGGTATAGAAAGTGAATGTGATGTAATATCATTTAATAATTATTGTAACATTGAGCAATGGGGTAAATTACAATATTTTCATAAGTTTGTTTCAATTAAAAATAATCCACCTGTAATTGATTATGAGGATAGTAAAATATTCTCAACTCCCGATCAAAAAAGTGTTATTAAATCTGATATTGCAAAAAAAATCAAATTTTATAATATGAATCATAGTGAAGATTGGTTTTTTATGAGAGATATCATACCATATTTAAAGACAGAATACTATATAGATGAATTTATTTATCTATATTTGAATAAAAGTGGTGAAACTATGGACCCATATAAAAGATATAAAATTGAGAAATCATCTAAATTAATATAATATGTATACTAAATTTATTGAAGAAATAATAACGGCCGATGAATGTGATAAAATCATCAATCATGGAAAATCATTGAATTTGGAATTTATAAAGACTTATGAACCCTCAACTGGTCAAAATTTTATTGATTATTCATTTAATAAAAGAAAAGGAATAAAATTTGTAAATGAAGAATTTAACAACATTGGAGAAAGAATTTTAAAAATAATAAATGAATGTAAAATTTATTCTGGTCTGATTTATGATAAATTGGATCCATATCTTTTTAACCAATATAATGAAAAAAATTTTTTAAATTATCATATTGATACCGCTGAAATAGAAAATGGAGCATCGATTACAGTTGTTTATCAATTGAATGATGATTATGAAGGTGGAGAATTTTGTTATAAAATAAATAATAATGAATATATCTTACCAAAAAAGAAAGGTAGTATTTTTATTTTTGAATCATCAATTTTACATAAGGTAAATCCAGTATTGCAAGGTTGTAGATATTCATTAAATAATTGGCCGAAATATAGTAAATTGAAAAAAAATAATATAATATGAATATAACAAAATTTGAATCTTTTTTTGATGATGAAGTGTACACTCAAATAAAAAATTATGTGGATGATTTACGCACAAATAAATCAACACAATTTATTACAAATTTATCATGGGATAAAAATTTAGTTAATACTAGTGGGTTGATAGCACGATATAGTTTTGATTCATCAGATTTAACCATCTTCAAAACTGTTAAAAAGGAAATTGAAAAAAAAATACCTTACTTTGTAAATTCAGGTGTTGTTCATTTATTACCACCATTAAGTTATATAACATGGCACTCTGATCCACATTGTAAAGCAGCATTAACAATATATTTAAACGAAAAATGGGAAGACAATTGGGGAGGGTATTTAATGTATAAAGATGATGAAAATATATCAGCAATTAAACCAGCAAAAAATTTAGGTGTTTTACAAAAAACCCCAATTAATCATTGTGTTTCTACTATTAACATTGGTGCAGATTATAGAGTTAGTTTACAGTTTTTTTTAACCGATGAGAAAAAAAATTTAATGTAAAATGGAAAAACTTTACAATTTACTTAATACCGATGAAATCAATTATCTTAATTTATTAATAAAAAACGAAGAAAATTGGATATATCAAACAAATTTCAAAGATCCAAAACAATATTATGATTCATTAAAGATTGATATTAACAAGCTTAAAAATTATTATAGTATTATAACCGAAGGTGGTCTGTATGATATTAAAGAAACCGGCCTTAATGTTATTACTACAAGTACACAAATAGATAATATACATTTTGATGAAAGTGATTTAAGTTATGTAACATATATAAACGATGATTTTATTGGAGGTGATTTTATATATTATGAAAATAAAATAAAACATAAAATTAAACCCAACATAGGATTAACAATAAAAATAAAAAAAGCAGTATTACATGAGGTGGAAAGGCTTAGTACAGGACGAAGATTTAGCCTGTATACTTTTCTTGTACAAAAACAAAAAAAATATAATACTCTACTATAAAAAATAATCCAAAAATTTGATTAATATTAAATACAAACCTAAACCCAAATATATGATTTAAATTTTGTTAATTAATATTAATTTAGTATATTTATATTAAAATAGAAAAATATGAGAACAGTTTTAATAGGATCTGACTTTATGTATGATTCCAATGGAGATTTAAAGATTTTAGAAGTAAATACTAATATAACTTTAAATGTAAATGACAAAGTAGAAAACACAGAAGATGTATTTGATTTTTCACATTTACAATCATTTATATCAGATAGAGGATTCACAAGTATTGTTTATATTGGAAGTTTAATGGAGTTAGATACTGAATTGAAAACTTTTTGTGAAACTTTAAATATATCTTATACATTTTATAATGTTGGTGGTAACGCATTAACCGTACCATATGTTGAAGATGGTGATGATGTTTTAATTATTAGAAGTGCGTATGATACTACGGCTATTATTGATGATTCATATTGTGCAGATAAATTCAATTTTGTAGAATTAATATCTAATGAAACATTTGGTTTACCCTATGCTTTAATTGATTCAACTAATACATTAGTAAATACAATTACTGAATTACCTGATAATGGTGTTCATCCAAATTTTATACTTAAATCTAGATATCCAAGTTATGATTTTAATGTTTACCCAAAATTATTTAAAATAACAAATTTAACTGAACTAGATATGGTAATTTCTGAGAATGTTAGTAATGAAGCACTTTTAGTTCCATATATATTCAATCCTAACAAATTATATAACGGAACACATATTCAAGCTATTAGAAGTTATAATATTCTTTATCCACCAACATTGGAATCTTTTAGTATTGGGCAATATACTGCAATTGGTGGTAATGCAGTTACTGAAACTCCATCTTATGATCCTACAACTTTAGTTTTAAATAGTATAGATAGAAACAAATATTTAACTAAACAAATGGATTATGATGGTTATCCAAAGGTTAGAAATACCGATAAATTATTATTGGCAGATGGTACTTGGGCTTCACCTGACCAAATTCAAGTAGGTACAATGTTAAAAACAATCAAAATACCAAATCCTAATGGAATTGAGGTTACAAATGAATTTGGTGATTTTAATATGACATTGAATGACTTTAATTCAGGTGTTTCATATACTGAGGATAAAGTTTTAGGAGTTGAATATGTAAATACTTTGAATAGATTAATTACAATAACATTTACGGATGGTAGTACTTGGTCAGATGGTCAATTTGTTAATTTTTTATGTGATATAAATAATGATATTAGATGGCAAAGAGCGGATTTATTAAAGGCTGGTGATAAATTAATTGCATTAGAAGATGCAACAAGTTCAATTGTATTTGATACCACAAAGGAAGTTCAATCAATTACACTTACAACGGATTTTTTCACAGGTTGGGCTTTTACTGTTGAAAATGATCACTTATGGATTGTTCAAGATACTACTAATAATAATAATTTTGCATTAGTAGAACATAACACATCTTGTTCAGCTTGTACAAGACTTTGTTCAGTTCAGTGTCCTGCTTGTCCTTCTAAATCACAACCTGCATGTGCTTCTAATCCGGCACCTGCAATATGTGTTTCTCAATGTTAATAAATTAAATTAAAATATAATAAAATGGCTAAAATTATATCGGATATTGATATCCAAACTATGAATACAATTACAACTCAAATTGGTAATTTAATTGTAACAACACATTCTTAAATTAAATAAAAGGTTATATGTTCAATTTTAAAGAAATTATTGAAGCCTGGATTATTGCAGGTAATCCAACCGATGCACAGAGAGAACTGGCCGAGGCTAGAGGTAAAATTTGTGATGAGTGCCCTTCTAAAAAAAGATTGTTTAAAGAAAAACAATGGGGGGAATACTGTGGTGAATGTGGGTGTCCAATTGGTAAAAAAATATTTACAAACGATTTCAATCCATGTCCACTAAAAAAATGGGAAGAAGTAGATGATAAATACTATCCCAATACAAAAAAGAAAAAAACATTATTTTAAAGATAATGCATTTATATAAACATAGAAGTTATTTTGAAAAGTGGGATAAAAATAAAACATATAATTGGATTCCGAGCGATGATAAAGAAAGATTTGAATTAGCTTATAAAGAAAATCCAACGGATGAAAATTTGTTATATTATTTAAAAAATCCAATTGAATATAAACTAAATAATGAAGGATTTAGAACATTCGATGATTTTAATTCAACAGATGAGGGTAATGTATTTTTAGGGTGTTCACATACTTTTGGTATTGGACATCATTTAGAAAACACCTGGTCATATAAATTAAATGAAACGATTGGTGGTAAATTTTGGAATTTATCATTGGGGGGAACTGGTGTTACTACTGCATTTAGATTATTATGTGGATATAGTAAAGAATTAAAAATTGAAAAAACATTGTTATAGTGAAGCTGATATGGACATATGATGATACAACCGGTAAAAGTTTTTATAAAGATGAACACCGAATCACTTTAATAAATTATTATATTCTATCAATTACAAATGCTAAAAAATTAGGATATAAAACAATAATTTATACTACAAATATTTCTAAAAAATATTTTGAAAACATAGTAGATGAAATAATTGTTGTTAATAGACCATATGATACGAAAGTTTGGGATTATTTAAAAATATATGTTTTAGAAAATAGAAATGATAATTTTTGTTTAATCGATGGTGATTTAATTTTAAATAAAAAATTACCAATCTTTACAGAAGAAGTTTTATTTGATTCAGTTGATGATTGGAATTGGGAATATGAATATAATGATATTGTAAATCAATTTGCAAATTTAGGTATAAATGAAATAATTGATTTTTGGTCAACGGTAAAAATACCAACAATGAATTTAGGTATATTATATATAGCAAATGATTTAATTAAAAATGAATATATACAAATGTGGAAAAAGATGAACCAATGGTTAAATATACAAACGCAAGAAATAAACTTTGATTTGGCAACTATGGTAATTAGTCAGTACCTATTAACATTAATTTGCAAAAAAAATAATGTAACAACTAAATCTTTCAGAAAAAACACAACTACAAAAAGTGATTTCTACAACCATTATATAGGTGATATTAAATTTAAAGAAAGTTTAGTTCCAAACGATACAATAATAAAAATTAATAAAACTTTTTTATGATTCATATAACTAATAATTTATTAAAAGAAACCGAACTATCTGTAATACAAAATATATGTGAAAATTTTGAAACATTTGAAGTAGATAGTCCTAAAGGAAATGAGAATAATAATTCATACAATAGAGTATTTGTAGATGATGCTAAATTACAAACTTATTATCATGACTTAATAAACTATTTAGAACAAACTATTGATAAAAATAAATTTGAAATATTAGAATTTCCTAAACCAAAAACATGGATAAATAAAGTAATTCCGGAAACTAATAAAAATGATTCATTTCATTATGATATGTCTTTCTTAACTGCAATTACATATTTAAATGAAGATTTTATTGGTGGTGAATTTACATATATAAACGAATTTGGTGGTACTACAAAACTAAATCCAAAAATGAATAAAACACTTATAATGGATAAAAATCTATACCATAAAGTTTCACCTGTTTTATCTGGTGTTAGATTTAGTTTAGTTACTTTTTTCAATTTCAATGCAAAAAATACTAAAACAATTGTATAATGAAACAATATACAATTTCATTTCCAAAAACACTTTGGTATTTTGGTGTAGGTAAAGAAAACGCAGATAAACAAATACATTATTATAACTAATTGATTATCAACAAGTTATAAAAAATACCCTAAAATAGTTGAAAATTAGATAAAAAAGTCGTATCTTTGACTATAAACATTAAACTCTAAGATATGAAGATTTTATCCATTATTGGTATTATATTGTTATGTGCATGCAATAAAGAAGTTACTACACCAATACCACCACAACATTCAGTTTTCTTTTCAATAGATTCAGTATTAAATAGGACAGGTTCAAATTCACTTACTTTGGATAAGAATGGATTTTATCATATGATTATTGATACAATGTCTTTCCAAAACTTAGCTCGTATAACAGGTACATTTTTAGTAGATGGTAAACCAAATAAAATACCATCGCCGGTCGATGAACAAATATTATGGAGTAGTGACCATTATTGGGTATTAAGTGCAGGTGATACCGTTGCACAATTAGTAAAAACTTATTTTAATACTTTTACCGGTAAATTAATGACAGTTAATCTTAAACCATTAATTTCATATCAATCATATTTAGTTCCTACAATAAATCCTGTTTCATATTCGGATAGAAGTAATGGTGAGGTTAATACAATGTTTGCCCCGGTTTCGGCAATGAAAGGAGATACTATTACAATTACAGGTAAGGCAAAATATACCATAGAGATACCAAATTCAAAATTATTTTCAGATGTTAAAATTGATTCAATTCAGAAATCAATCCGAATTATTTGTGATTAAAGAAAAAATTTGTATATTTGAGTTATGATAACAATGCCACAAACACCAATTACCGACCACTCATTTAAGAAGTGGGGAGCAATAAAAATAGAGGAAAGTGATGAAGAGTCAGAATTTTATTATTGGATATTACCACTACCAAAAGAAGATGATGATGTTAGTGATAGACCTACACTTATATCAATAGCAAACGATGAATGGAAAACAATGGATATTAATGAGGGTGAATATTTAATGACCCTTTTTGATAATTTACCAATGTTAGAAACCGAAGAAGAAGTAGAATTATTATATAAAATCTTAACAAAAGAAAATCTAACAAAATGAAAAAAACAGATGTAGAATTACAGCAAAACTATGATAAGTTTATTGCTATTATTAAAAAGTATTTTACCGGAGAAAGATTAGACAAATTATTGTTTATGTATTCCGAAGATGAATTGGGTGGTAATTTAATGGTATCACCTGCAAGTGGTAACACTGGTTATCACAATGCATATGAGGGTGGATATATTGACCATATCTTTAATGTATGTAAAAATGCGTTAAAGATGAAAGAATTATTTATTGCACAAGGTGGTACACAAGATTTCACAGATGAGGAATTAATATTTTGTGCAATACACCATGATTTGGGTAAATTAGGTACTAAAGAGGAATTGCATTATGTTCCAAATGATAGTAAATGGCATATTGAGAATAAAGGTGATGTGTATAAAAGAAATACTAAGAATCAATATATGACAATTACAGATAGAACATTCTTTACTTTACAACACTATGGTATTGTAATTAATGAGAATGAATATTTTGGTATTAAGTTGACCGATGGTATGTATGATGAAGATAACCAAAAGTATCTTAAAACTTTCAATAAAGATAATGTACTTAAATCATCTATTGCAAAAATAATGCATTGGGCAGACCATATGAGTACGGTTATTGAGCAATCACATAATAAGTCAGAAAAATCTGACACATTTACGTTCAATGTTGGAAAATTCTAACAAATTGTCAGTTCAATCCCAATGGTACGGATATTGTATTATATAGAGTATTATTAACAAAACAAAAACATTAAATTATGTATTTAGTAGATTACAACAAATTAGTTGAAAATTGGTTTGCAGATGATTACAGCCAAAATTGGAAAACAACAACAGGTACTAAAACCACTTACAAAACATCAACACAAAGAGTAGCAATTGACATTACAGATGATGTATTGGAGATTGGGTTATTAGTTCCAGGACATTCAGCAGACACATTAACATTAGATTATGAGTCTGATAAAATTAGAGTTAAATCTAAAGCAAACGATGATGAAGATACCAAACCTTCTAAAATTCAAAATGAGTTAATTCAAACAATTGATGAGACATTAACTATTGGAAAAGATTGGGATGGTGCAAAGGCGGAAGCCACAATTACAAACGGCGTTCTTTATATATCTATTCCAAAATTTGAAGAGAGAAAGCCAAAAAAACTATCCATTAAAGTTGGTTAGTTCAGTTATATTTCGTATATTTGAAGGGTAGTCTAAACAACTACCCTTTTTTTATGAGCGAATATTCACAAATACTTCCGTTAAGAACAGACATGAAAGTAGTAGACCAATTTGGGTTTCTACCATTATCAATTAATAGACCAACAAAAGAAAGCAAAAACAAATGGAAAGATGCTTATCTTAATGATGGTAAAAACGAAGAACGTAGAGGTAACACTGGTTGGCTGCCACATTATGCATTTTCAGAATTTCACGCCGGTTTAGCAGAAAACATTTTAAAGTTTTGGTCTATGAAAGGTAGTAGAGTTGTAGACCCATTTGCTGGTAGAGTGACCAGAGCATATGTTGCAACAAAGTTAGGTAGAGAGTACACAGGGTTCGAAATTTCCCCTAAAACTTACGAAAGGATACATGAACACTTTACTGGGTTTGGTATGAAAACTCCCGTTATAAATGGTGATGGTACATTAATGGAAGAAATCGAAGATAAGTATGCAGATTTAATTATGACCTGTCCACCTTATTTTGATTTAGAAAAATATGAATCAGTACCTAATCAATTATCAGATGAATCAAATTATGAAATGTTTATGAATAAAATTGATTTGTGTGTAGGTAATTGTTATAGAGTATTAAAGAGTGGTGCATTTGCATGTTGGGTTGTAGGTGATATTCGTAGTAAAGGTAAATTCTTAAACTTTCACGGTGATGTTATCAATTCCTTTAAGAAGCACGGATTTTTACAACACGATATAGTTATACTAGAAAATATTTCACCATTTGCAGCATTACAGATTGGTAAAACTGCAGCAAATCGTTACACATCAAAAGTACATGAATATCTATTAGTGTTTAGAAAACCTGGAGAATATGAAATTCCAGATTATGTAACACCAGATGAATTAGAACAAGAAACAAAATTAGCAGAATTTTTTAGTTAATGAATTTAAGTAATTACGATACTATATATTTTAACGGATGTTCGTTTACCGAAGGTGGTGGATTTGAAGCAGGTAAGGTATGGATTAAAAATGCATATAAACAAAAATATGGATTTGAATATATTAACGAACAAGAAGTATGTTATCCTACCATAGTTCAAACTTTATTACCCAATTTAAAGGTTATAAATGATGCAAAAAGTGGTAGTGGAACTGAACGTGTTATTAGACGTACTTGGGAATACATTTTTAAAAATGGATTAGATAAAAGTAAAAAAACAATATTCAGTTTAGAACTACCTGGTTCAATTTCTAGATTAGATTTATTTTCAAATGAAGAATACGAATATTTGGTTGGAAATATTGAATATAATGAAAAAGGAAAAGTAAACGATACACAAATTGTAGTAGATTGGATATATGGACCACCACTAAATGAAAATTATAGAAATGAAACAAGAAGAATTTTAAAAGAATATTCAGAAGCATTTATACATCCTGTTGAAAAAGAAAAACAGGTTGCATATTCTTTATTTGGATTAGCTAGTTTTATGATATTAAATGATATTCAATTTTATTTTAGTGGAGATACTAGCTATACACAATACCATTTAAATTTACAATATGATTATCCTAATTTTAATAACGAACATATTTTAAATCTAAAAATAGATAATAATTATTACAATAATATAGTAACTTTTGCAGATACAACAAAAACAAAAATATCAGATGAAGTTGGAGTAGATGTAACAACGGATGGTCATCCAGGTTTTCAGGCACATAAAGATTGGGCAAAGGCATTTGTGGATTTTTTACAAAATAAAGATAATTATAAAAAACAAATAATATGAGATACAAAGAACAAGTAAGAGACAATTTAAACAACATTGAAATTAGAGTTAATTATTTAAGACAAGCAACTGAGGGTAGTAAGCCTATTACTCCACAGGATGCTATTAAAATGATTGATGAAATTTTATATTCATTAACTAAAGTAAATGAATTAGTAGATTTAGAAAGAGAAGGATAATGAACTGGCTTAAATGGTTGGTTGGTATTTCGGCAATAATCATAGCTGGTTGTGCCGCTTTCTTTTCCGTAACGGGTTTAGGTGTTCTATTTAGTGGAGCATCTATATCCGTAATGGTTATGGCGGGTTCTTTGGAGTTCGCTAAATTAGTGTCTGCAACATATTTGAAGCAAGAATGGAGTACCCTTAAGGGGTTTAACAAATGGTATCTTACTTTAGCAATAGGATTATTAATGATAATCACTTCTGCTGGTATATTTGGTTATCTTTCTAACGCATTTCAACAACAAAATCTTAAATTGCAACAGGTAGATAGAGAAATTGCGATTTATACAACAAAAATACAGCAAAATTCAGCTCAAATTACACAACTTAACACTCAATTAACCAATTTATCCTCAACACAAGGTAAAATTTTGGATAATGGTAAGGTAAATAACCGACTTTTACGTTCAATTGATAACAAGGATAAGCAAAGTGCACAAATTAACAAAAAAATTAGTGATTTGCAAGATGAAAATGTTAAAAATAACGAAGAAATTAACAAAATTAAGGTTTCTAACTTAGATTTAGAGAAAGAAGTAGGTGGATTTCGATTTGTGGCCGAAGCTTTTGGTGTAGAATTGAAAAAAGTAGTAAAATTCTTCATATTTTTGATTGTAATAGTGTTTGACCCACTTGCGGTAGCACTTATTATTGCATTTAATGGGTTAATTGGTAAAAAAGAGGAAAAAAAATCAGTATTTCAAAAAGAATTGGAAGATTTTGTTGAAGGATATGATGAAAAAACATACGAAGTGTATGGTGATGGTAAAATTGATGAAAATACAATAAATACTAAATTAAATGAGGTATATGGTGATATAGAAGAGCGAAAAATCTATGATAGTGGAAAAAATTCACCAATTTTAGGAGAACATGAAGTTATAGAAGAAAAACCACTACCATACTACGAAGAACCTGATTTTGATTGGGAAAATAAAAACTTATGGATAAATAATCCAGCCGCAGTTAAGTATTGGATGCAAAATGGTAATTCTATTCACAAATACAATAAATTATATAGGGATCATTTAAAAGAATTAGATAATACCGATTCAACAACAAAAACATACTAAAATGGCACATAAAGAGCAAAAGGATTTTTGCGTTTCAGTTCAATCAAAGTTTCTAGATAAATTTAAAGGAGTTTCAGTATTGGATATTGGTTCTTTGGATATAAATGGTAATAATCGTTATTTATTTGAAGATTACACTTATGTTGGAATAGATTTAGGTGAAGGTAAAAATGTAGATGTAGTTAGTAGAGGACATGAATACAAAACGGATGAAAGATATGATGTTATTATATCTACTGAGTGTTTTGAGCATGATGAATATTGGGTTCAAACAATAAACAACATTATTCACCATTTAAAGAGTGGTGGATTATTTTTATTTACTTGTGCAACAGATGGTAGACCTGAACATGGGACTCGTAGAACATCTCCACAGGATGCACCATTTGTGGGAGATTATTATAGAAACTTAAATGAAGAAATAATGAAAGGTGAGATAGATTTTGATTCTATATTTAATGATTATAAATTTAGTAGTAGACAAAATCCATCAGATTTATATTTTTACGGAATTAAAAAATAATAAAATATGTATTCAGTTATAATACCCACAATGTGGAAAGCAAAAAGATTGGGTGAAACATTAAACGAATTATGTGAACATCCGTTAGTTGGTCAAATTATTTTGATTGATAATAGTGGTGGTGAGTTGGGATATGAAATCATACATCCTAAAATATATCATGTAATCGAAAAAGAAAACACGTATGTAACCGCAGCTTGGAATAAAGGTGTAAACATGGCAAAATATGATAAACTTCTAATTCTAAATGATGATATTTGGATGGATTGGAAAATATTAGATATATTAGAACCTCACGTTACTGAACAAAATGGATTAATTGGTTTAGATGAAACGGAATATAATATTGAACATTACGGACATGAGTTTGGATTAGAACCAATTGAAAGAAGAAATGGTGGTTGGGGTTGTGCAATCTTTGTTCATAAAGAAAACTATTCTCCAATACCAGAAGAAATGAAATTATGGGGACAAGATGATTGGTTATTTGTAAAAGCTAGAAATAGGAGAAAACAAAATTATAAATTAGTAGGATATACTATTTATGGTGAATTATCGGTTACAAACAATATTTTAGATGCAGATCCTAAAATACAAGAAATTAGAGAAAATGATTTAAGATTAAAAGATTATTATAACTTATATTAAGAATTATGTATTTACAAACACCTTACAAAATCAGTTACGATACACAAAAGTATCCATTTAGACAAATTGTTTCAAAAATGTTAGAAGTATGGGAGGGTGATACCATTCCATTAGAAGATTTACACACATTGGAACATTATGATTTATTTGTTAGAGAAAAAGACCAAGCAACGATTTGGCATAAAAGATATTACGAAAAATATAAAACCGAATTCTTACCTACTTACTTAGAATTAGTAAAAGAGCTTAAAGAAAGATTTGGTTATGATGAAGTTATTTATCAAGCTATACCAACATTTAGAGTTCAATTAGCAGAAGGTAATTTGGGAGTGGGTGAGTGGCATAAAGATAGAACTTACAATCATGGAGTGACAGAGGTTAATTTTTGGATGCCATTTGTAAATACCAACGAACAAAATACAATTTGGATGGAGAGTGTAGAAGATAAGGGTGATTACAAACCATATACTGTTAATTATGGTGAAATATTAGTATTTAGTGGTGCAAATTTATATCATGGTAATAAAAACAATGATAGTAGCCAAACAAGAGTATCAGTTGATTTTCGTTTAGTAGATCCAGCTAAATTTATACCAAATGAGGCAGGTTCAATTAATATGAAGGCAAAATTTGATATTGGTGGTTATTTTGAGAAATTATAGATATGCTAGATATAATATGTGTAGGTGGTTCAAACACATCATTTAGACGTCCTGAAAAAGCTAGGTTTAACGAAGGGTATTGTCCTGATGCAGATGTCGATAATGCTGGTACTGGTTCTTATCCTGAAGTAATACATAGACATTTTGGAAATAAAGTATATAATTTAGGGGTAGCAGGTAATTCCGTTCAAACTGCTGTATTATCTGTTATATCACTTGCAAATAAATTAATTAATAGTGGAAATAATAATTTTTCTATAATATTTAATTGTTCTGAGTTTTATAGACAATCTATGTATTTTTCAGATAAAATGTTAAAAATAAAAAATATAACAGATATTGATAATAATCCTGTTATAAACAATTATTTATTTCAACCTGATAAATCTGGATTTTTCTTATTAGGTGGTGTTCAAAATATATCAAAGGATTCATATTCAGATAGTAATTTATTTAAAATTGCAAAAGCATATTCAGAACATTTATTTTCATTTGAAGAGTGTGAATTAAAAGCACTTACTCATTTATTATTATTTCAAAATTTTTGTAAAGTAAATAATATACCTTATAAAATATTTTTTGACTTTGATAACTTTTCATTTCCAGATATGAATTGGTTTGATTTGGATAAAACAAATGAAGAAACTTATTTTAAATCATATTTCATAGATAAAAAATTAACAAAAAAAGAACCATTGGGCCATATTAAAAAAGATCCGTATGTTTATGATTTATTTAAAATGTTAGATTTAAATAATTGTTGGTTTTACGAAACTGATGAAATTAAGTATGGTGGTATTCATGAATGGATATTTAAAAATAATGAATATAAAGCAGGGGATTCCGAATATATTGCATTTCATTTTGAAGATACAGAAAAAACACCAAATGAATTAAAAGATAAACCAACATTACTTAATATTCAAAGTGCAAAAGAAAAAATGAAAAAAGGTGTATTTTTTGAAACTGCTCATCCGACTTATTACTATTGGGAAAAATTTGTTAAAGAAGTTATGATTAATTGGAATTTATTCTAAATATTATTTGGAAATTTAATTAATTAAATGTATATTTGAGTATTAAACATTACATATGATAAAAATAGTAACAGACAAGGGAATATTAAAACAACCAATTCCTAACACACCATTCACTAAAGAAGAACAAGATTTAGCAACAGCTGCATTATTAACCGCAGTAACCGAACAACAAGGTTTAGGTATGAGTGCAAATCAAATTGGATTAAATAAAAGAATTTGTGTAATTAATGTGAGAGAAACTCCATTAGTATTAGTTAATCCAGAAATAGTTGATGAAGGACAAGAAAAATTGGTTTATTTTGAAGGTTGTTTATCTTTACCCAAAACAATGAAAAAACCTATTAAGACAGTTCGTTCTTATAATGTAAAGGTAAAAGCAGATAATTTTCCTGACGTATTAGAATTTGGTACGGAAGAAAGAAATCACGAAGATATTAATAAATTATTTAGTGATTTAGGATTATTAGAATCAGTTTGTGTTCAACATGAAATTGACCACTTAAATGGTTTAACAATTAGAGATAGACAATATACTGAAACTGTACGTTTAACTGCATTTGCTAAATTAGGTAGAAATGAAAGATTTATTCTTAAAAAGGGTGAAGAAACACGTTCAGTTAAGAAAAAGAACCTATCAACTTACTTAGAACAAGGATGGGAGGTAGTATAATATGTTTGTAATATTAACAATATTAGTTTTACTTACATTGGGTTATATAATTTGGAATCTCCTAAAAAAATTGGAGAAAATGGAAGAATTATTAGAAGCTCAGGATTTAAAACTACAATATAATTTAGATAAACTTATTGCAATGTATGTAGCAATGAAAGAAATAGATACCAATGGTGCATTTGAAAGTGATGATGAAGTTGGTGCCATATTTAATGATTTGAAAGATACTATTGAAAAAAACTTAAAAGAAATAGAAGAAACTAATGGGTAGAAAGAAAAAAGACACCCGTTACTTTACGGAGCAAACGGAAGCTGCTATTATAGCATATAATAAATCAGATAATCAAATTGAAAGAAATAGATTATATGCAGAACATATCCACTATTCATTTTATAAGTTAGCTGAGAATGTTTTAAATACATGGGGATTTACATACTTTGATGATGATAAAGAAGATATTAAATTTGAAGTAATTTCATTTCTTTTAGAAAAAATACATAAATTTGAAGAAGGTAAGGGTAAAGCATTTAGTTATTTTACAATTGCAGCTAGAAATTATCTTATTTTAAATAATAATGCAAATTACAAAAGATTTAAAGCAACATCACAATTAAGTACAATGCCTGAAAGTTGGGATTTAGAAAATGATTTTAAACAAGTAAATCATAATGATGAGTTTAAAACATTCAATGAAAGAATGTTGCAATATTGGGATTTGAATCTTAATAGAGAATTTACAAAAAAAAGAGATATTCAAATTGCAGATGCTGTTTTAGAATTATTTAGAAGAGCAGAATATATAGAATCATTTAATAAAAAATCGTTATACTTATTGGTGAGAGAAATGACAGGTTATAAAACACATTATATAACTAAAGTTGTTTCTAAAATGAAAGAAACTCAAATGAAATTGTATTATCAATTTTTAGATGAGGGGGATATTACACAAGAATCAAAAGACCCTTTTTGGAAGAGAGTAATAACTAAATGAGAATACTAGGTATATCAGCTTTTTACCACGACTCAGCAGCTGCATTAATTGTAGATGGTAAGGTCTTGTCTGCACAAGAGGAAGAAAGATTTACCGGTATTAAACATGACCAAAGATTTCCTATCAATTCGATTAATTGGATTCTAAAACAAAATAAACTTAAGATTAATCAAATAGATAAAATTGTTTGGTACGAAGATCCTAAAAAGAAATACGAAAGATTTAAAGAACAATATCACAAATATTTTCCTAAAACATGGAGATTAACTAAAAAGTTATTGACATGGAAAGGTAATAATGATATTGATTCTATTATTAGAAATACATTAAAGTATAGAGGTGAAATAAAATATTGTGAACATCATCTTTCTCACTTAGCATATTCATTCTATACATCACCATTTACCGATGCACATTTATTCTCCGTTGATGGAGTTGGTGAAAACGAAACAGCCGTATTAGGGTTGGGATTAAAAGGTAAATACATTCAACAATTAGAAAGAAATTATTTTCCACATTCATTAGGATTATTATACGCATCCGTTACAGCATTCTTAGGATTCAAACCTAATAGTGGTGAATACAAAGTTATGGGATTAGCAGCTTATGGTAATCCTAAAGATGTGTATAGAGAACAATTTGAAAAGTTAGCAAAACTAAACGGAAACACATTAGAATTGGATTTGAAATATTTTTCATTCCATTATTCAGAAAGAGGTATGTTTACCGAAAAAATGGCTGAGTTATTCAATCAAGCACCAAGAACACCTGAAAGTGAAATTGAACCACAATATATGGACATTGCATTTTCATTACAAGCTCATTACGAAAGATTATTCTTTGCAATGTTGAATAAATTTCATTCACACTACCCAATGGATAATTTATGTTTAAGTGGTGGTTGTGCATATAATGGTTTAGCAAATGGTAAGATAACCTTAAATACTCCTTATAAGAATGTTTATGTACCACCTGCTCCATCTGATGCCGGTAGTGCTATTGGTTGTGCATTATATGAGTTTTACAAATCAAATCCTACACATTCAAAGGTAGATAACCATAATCCCTATTTAGGTCCTCATTATCACAATGCAGATTATCTTAATGTACTTCATAGACTTGTTCCTAAAGATAAGATTAAACACACTCTAAACCCTATGGCGCTACATAAGCAGGTTGCTGCGTTAATTCACAAAGGAGCAATTGTAGGTTGGTTCAAAGGAAGTAGTGAATTTGGACAAAGAGCATTGGGACATCGTTCTATTTTAGCAAATCCAACTATTCCAGATATTAAACCTAAAGTTAATAGAGTTATTAAAAAGAGAGAAGGTTTCCGACCATTTGCTCCTATGGTAACGGCAGATGAAGCTAATAACTACTTTGAAATGTTGGGACAAGAAGTTCCTTATATGAATCAGGTATTTAAAGTTAAGGATGGTTTTATTGCAGGTTTACCATCAATTACTCACGCCGATGGAACAGCAAGAGTTCAGACAGTAAAAAGAGAATTTAATACAGACATATATTTCTTACTTAAGGAATTTAAAAAATTAAGTGGATATCCTATTCTACTTAACACCTCATTCAATTTAAGAGGTCAAACAATGGTATTAGATCCTGAAACTGCTATTAAAACATTTTACGATTGTGAAATGGATTATTTAGTTTTAGGTAGTTATATCATTAGTAAGTAAGTTTTTATTTACACAATATTTATAAAAAAGATTTATGGCAAGCGTAGACATGAATTTTCCCTTATTTAAGGGAAAAACATTTAGTGATTTGTTGGGAGACATTTACGAAAACCAACAAGCAAAAAAGAAAAACATTTCAGCATTAATTGAAGAAATGAGAAAGTTAGTTACTTCAACAAGAGATGTAGTGACCGTTGGTCCTATTATTACTCAATTGATAGAAGCTAGTATTAGTAATGATGACCACCTTATTAAGATTGCAAACATAGCACAAAAGTTAGTATTAGCAAACACTAAAAAAGCTGGAGATGAAGGTTGGTTAAGTGAAGATGATAAGAAAGCTCTATTAGAGGAAATGGATGCGACCGCAAAAGAAATAACACAAAATACAGAAGATAAGATTGAAGATTTAGAATTTGAAATTGAAAACTTAAAAGAAACATTGGGTAGTAAATAATGGCTAATTTTTTCCAATCACAACAAGTTTCTGCAAATTTTGCACCTAATACAACTGGATTGCAATACGACATTGCATTGGTTCATAGTGTAGTATTGAATATAAGTGATATTAAAAATCCAATACAAGATTTAGATAAAGCATATTCTGAATTTAAAGATAGTGATTATATAGACAAAGATGGATTATATTATGGTGCTATTTATTATAGAAAGCCTGGTGCAGCGGTTGAAATAAATGAAGATAAATTATCGGTTGCATATCCTTTAAGAAGAGAGTTTTTACAAATACCCGTAAAAAATGAGACTGTAAGAATTTATAATATATCGGGTAGAGATTATTACGAAAAAATAACTCCAGAAAATTCTCCAAATTTTAATACAGATACAACATTAGTTTTATATGGATTGAAAACTACAAAGGAGACTGATGGTGGTAGTAATAGTAATTTAAACAATTATCAAGAAACTTCACAAACGGGTATAGCTAATTCGGATAAAGGTACAAATACTTCTGATAATATAAAGGATGGGTTTGGTGGTAAATATTTTAAAAGAAATATGAAAATTCATCAATTAGCTATGAATGAGGGTGATACTATAATTCAAGGTAGATTTGGACATTCAATTCGTTTTAGTGGATATATACATGATGATAAAACAAATGGAACATCTTATCCTGCAATATTAATTCGTAATGGAGAAAGTTCT